TAACACGTTGAGGTTGTGCTGGTTGACCACCCTGTACTTGACCTTTAATATTGTCAACGATGTCAGGTCGTGATTCCAAGAATTTACCAACTTCTTCGTATTGCTTAAGCTTCTGATTTTCGGCAGAGAGTTTATCCTTTTCAGATTGGAAGTACTTGGCCTGTTCTTCCCAGTTCTGCTCAGAATTCTCTTGCGTATCTACTGCTTCATCTTGCCCTATAGAATCATTAGTGGCTTGTCCCATTTCTTCATTAAATGGAGTTCCAAATTCATCTACGTTTTGATTTTGATTATCACTCATAGTAATATTCTCCTTTTGCTATTTCTCTTTGCCTTTTTGAGTTTGACTACGTTTCTCTTGCTCTGTGGCTAAACGTAATTTCTCAGCTTCGAGTTTAACAGCGTTACCCAAACGCCCTACAGCTAATTTGCTGTCTGACTTTGAGTTTAGTTCGTGTTCTTTAAGTTTTCCTTTAAATTTCTCAACTTCACTTTGTTTACGTGATTGTATTGATTCACGATGTGCAGTTTGTAAGTCACCACTTAATTTCTTAATTTGTTGTTGAGCACCTTCTAATTGTTGTTGTAATTGTGCAACTAAATCCATTCTTTGAAGTATTCCTTCCTTATCAAATATCTCGGTCTTCTTAAGTGCTTCTTGTCTATCAATGAGACCTGCTTGATATGCTTCCATATAAACATTCCATTCACCCCATTTATTTGAAGGCATGGTTGAGTTACCAATAACACGTATATCAAATTGACCAACAGATATATCATTGTCAATTGTCATTAATTCTTTACTTTTATCATCATATAATCTTTTATTCACAGTATACTCATTAATATCATTATTCGGCTGTGTAATTCTAAACGTCTTTTTAAAGTCATAATGAGACTTAGCCAAATTATATACTACTCGACCAAGCCTCTTAAGACTTCCCTCAATGTCCCTAAGTTTCGACTTTGAACGTCTTTGTCCAAAATCTTCGAGCATCATTGTCGCAGAAGAGGTACGAGGAGCAACCTCGGTGTTCCCCTGCATCATTTCAAAAATACCCATATTAAGGTCAATATATTTTTCAATCATTTGTGGTAATTGAACTATAGAGTTTGCTAACGGTTGAGGTGACGGAAAGTGAGGTTCCCCAAAAGATGGGTCGTATTCTATTGTAGCATTTGGATTTGCCCAATCTCTTTCCAATTCTTCAATATCTTGGACGCTTCCTTGAGGTATAAGTAACTTTAAGCCTGAAGAGGCTTGTGCATGTGAGGTAATTAACGAAACCGTCTTATTGAGAAACCTCTGAAAATCTTTATTCTTTCTAACATCACTCATTGGATATGGAGTATTTGTCCATATATTTGGAACAGGTACTATTGGATATACATCCGTATCAAGTACTCTTTCATATAAAACTATTTGTCCAACTGAGCATGTTATTTTAATTCTTGTTTGCATGACTTGAACGAAATCAAGCATACCTTTTTCCATTGCAAGTACTGTTTTTTCGTCTTGCATTAACTTAGCTAAAGCTTCATCATCAACTATCTTCTCATCGCCACTTTGTAAATCAACCATTCGATAGTATGGAACTTTAACTTTAGAGAATGATTCAATTAATCTATACTTCTCTGAACCTTCTCCGAAATCAAAATCTTTTGTTATATCAGGAGTAAAACTTGGTTTTGTTTGTTTATTCGTTGAACTTGGAAAATCTTCATCTCCACTAATACCTTCAATGTCATCAATTAAGGGTTTATCTTTTCCCTCTTCTACTTGAGCTAATTGTGGATATAAATCTAATAATTGTAATTTTGTTAGTATAGTTGATAACATCATACCTGTTGCATCATCAAACCAACGACTTCTTGCATTAGGGTCAACAACTACACGAAATGGGTCAACATAAGTAAACTTAACTTCACCACGACCATAATCAGACTCAGGGTCTATATATGTATAAAAATACCCTAGGCCTGTAACAGTATAATCATGTATAACTTGTTTAAATGTTTCATTGCCATCAGATATATCCCATATATATTCAAGTATTATCTTCCAAACATTTGCAAGTTTTGTATCAGAGTCCTCACGACCTATAGCACTAAACTTAGGTGGCTTGGATGTGATAATGGCTTTGAACTGTTCTATAGCAGAATATAATCTATCCATTGGCATGGCAGATTGATTACGTTCAGCTAAAGCATTTACTTCATCTTGCGAGAAGTGGTTGCCTAAATAGAAATCTATATCTTCACGTGCTTGGGTATCCCAATCTTTACGTGCATCAGACCACCTTCGCCATAGCTCACGTATCTCTTTTACTCTAATGTCTTCTTGAATCATGTTTTATAATATAAGATATTCTGAGTATAAAATGCAAGTTACTGTCTTGCACCTGTTATCCAGTTATAAATTTTACCTTTTTTATAGTATTTTCCGTCTTTTCCTTTAGTTCTTTTAGCTTTACCAGCTTTAGGGTTGCCTCTAGCATACTGAGTAGATAACCAGAAAGCATCAATACAATCATCATGTGAACCCTTTGGGAAGTCTAAAAGTTCCCCAATAAATTCATGATGTGTCTTTTTTAAATGAACAGCTCCTTGTTTGAACATTGGTTGCAATCCTTCAAACAATCTATCCTTCTTCTTTTGGTTACCATACCCTTTAATACCTTTTTCGATACCAGGGATAAATATTCCTTCACTCTTACTTTTCTTGTAAACATAGTCTCTTAGCATTTCTTGATATGCAATTGTTTCAATATTTACTCGTCTGACTGGCGAGTATTGTTTAACGAATCTAAATATCTCATCTGCACATTCCATGGGTAAAACTCTTTTTCTCCAGTAGTCGAGAACATAGTAATCATATTCTGCAGTAACGCCAATAACCATAATAACGCTAAAATCACTATAGCTATTAATCGTCGAAGCAGGGTCAACTCCAATATATATGTTAACATATTCCTTCTTCCCATCTTCGAGTTCAATTCTCCATGAATCTGCGCTATCATCATAACGTACATTCCCTTTGTATAATCCATCCGTTATATCCTCCTCACTAAATATTTGGTCTTCAGGTGATTTGGCTTGGTTCATATACTCTTGATAAAACTTTGCAGGAGTACCAGAATCTATATAGAATTGTTTACGTTCTTCTAACTTCTTGAGTGGCCATCTTGACGGCCATAACGGATTTCCATCATCAAGTATCGCTTTATAGGTAACAACTTTCCAAGAAAAGTCCTCACCGTTCTTCTTTGCAGCAGAGTGCTCACGCACCAGGTTGTTTAGGAAGGAATCATAGTGAACAATAGTTCCATTACACCATAAGAAACCATTTTTGTCGAAATCGATAGCTGGATACACAGCAGCAGTTACCCAGTTCTTGATATGCATTCTTGCCTCTGGAGTCTTAGTATTAAGCTCTGATTCAAAATCATCAAGTACCATACCTGTATATCTAGTCGATAATTGTTTTTTACCACGTAGTCTTTGAGATGTACCTTTAGCTATCATACGACAGCCATTAGATGTAGTGAACTCAGTCTTTGTCCACTTATCTCCCTGTAAGTCTCCAAAATAGTAATGTATTGCAGGATTTGAATAAATATGACTCATTAACCAATTCAAGTTATCTGTTGCTTGGTCTTGTGCTTCACCTATCCATGCAATAAATTCAGGTCTATCTTTACTTGCAAATAGGAATCTATGGAGTATTGCAGTAGATGCTAATGTTGATTTAGCATGATCACGAGGTAATACTAATCCTAATTGTTGTATTTTCTTGTCAAGGAGGAGCTTCCCCACCTCCACATGAAAATGAGGGGTTGCAGAGGCGAGGAAGTCTTGTGGAGAGAATAATTTACCAAAAACGATTAAATCACTATAAGCTTTATTAAGTAGCTCTTCATTTTTGGAAACATCTCCATGTAAATTTAAATTAGCCATCTACTTCTTAATACTCTCAACTGCCATAGATAGATAGGCATGAACTAATTGTGTTAAATAATTAATATCTACTAAGATTAAATAAACGAAATAACCTATAGCAGTCATCCACAAGAACGTAAAAAATTTACCTATATCTA